CCCAAGAGGAAACCATTGTCATCCCCAGCCAAAGGATTTTGCATGGATACCGCATGCCACAGAGCCGGTTTCAAAGGAGCAATGGAAATTTCAGAGGGTATAAACGCAAGCTCTGATAGCAAGATGAAGCAATATATGATGTGTCAAGCCAATCCTGCACTTTTTGAAAGTAGGATTCCCGATGCTTTTGCACGAAAGACAGCATTATATCACTCAAGAAAGGTGTTTGAAATTCAAACTAACACCACAAATGGAGGATTATTTGCATTCTTAGTACAGCCCAAACTAGGAAATATTGGTAATCCCCAACACTATCAGGTAGCTTTATGTAAACCTGACCAGTTAAACAGGACAGATCAATCTGCCGTTAATTGGGATTCAGCAGCACCATATTTTGATGATTCAACTGACGTTAGTCAGTATGATTTGCGATTAGACCCCAATTTAACAACATTAACTCAACAAAATTTGGGTTATTTTAGAATGAATGTAATTGGAGGTACTGGTCAAACACAAACAAAACCCTTTGGTACTGCTGGTGCAACTTTTTCAAATTTGAATAAAGATTTACCAGTTGTTTATGATAGTTCTTCAACTAATGGAACATTTATTGTTCCCCCTGGATCCTATACTGTAGAAGTCCTTTTGGTTGGAACTACAGTAACAGATATGGGTACTACAGGAAATGTCTCTTCTGCAATTCAAATCAGTCAAGTTGGAAATGCAGCCCAAACTATGTTGACTGAATCGTATACAATAACAGCTACACGCACTAATAATCAATTTAGTGTTTCATCAACTGCAGCAACAATCACACAAGCTTATGTAATGTTTACAAGTGCAGTTTATGATAATGCAGCACTCAACGAAGATGATGGAGCGGTGGAATCAATTAGACCCGTGGCTATGAGTGTTTTAGCTAGTTATAATGGTCCCCTTCTTACTAATGGTGGCCAAATTGCAATGGCAAGAATTCCTTCTGATGCAGCAAAAACAAACTTCTTCACTAATTCACCTGGAGCACCAGGAGCGTTTAGAACTTGGAATGTAATAGCCAATCTAAATGAGCATAATTATGATGGACCGTTGAATAAAGGAGCTTATGGCTTCTGGAGTCAAGAAGATGTGTTAGATTATAATTTGATGACACCAACGGAACACAATGCATATTTCTATCCCACAATTGTTTGTGCTGGACAATGGAATCCTGGAAGTGATGTGACAGTAGACACAACAATTCTTAGAGTTGAAATCGATACAATATTTGAATATACTACAATTCGAACACTTTTTGATACAGAAAGTTATATTGGTAGCACCGTATGTGTTGAAACAGCTCAAGGAATGTTGGCAACTCAAAATGCATGTCGAGAAAATCCAGAACATATTCCCTGGTATAAGAAACTTCTTAGTTTCTTGGCTAAAACCGGAAAGATTGTTGGAGAAGTAGCCCCTATAGTCCTGGGAGCACTATAGGGAAGTAAAAACTCCCAAATCAGGTTTTAACGAGTTAGTAGAGAGCATAGCGTTTAGATTTTAATCGAGTAGACCTCTCTTTTTCTCAATTTTCCTGACTAAAAATTAGATAGTTTAAGCCTTTAACTATATTTTATTATTTTTCATTGAAAAATTTGTGTAAGA